CAATTAAATCTCTTAGTAATGGTGAACTCAGAGGGTCATAAAAGAGGGGAGGAACAAAAGGGGCTGTTGTGGGGGGGAATCGACCTGGAGCAGGAATTACTTCAGGATTTACTGCAATAAGTTCAATAACTTCAAGATTAGGATCTAATGTATCAATTTCGATGGTGCGATACGGAATATATGATCCTTCAGACATTTCCCCGCCAAATGGGTTCAGATCACCTAGAGATACATTTTCTATTGCGGTTATGAGATTAGGATTTAAAGAATTAGGTAAATTATCCCTATAATATCTTGTTGCTAATAATTGCGTTACAAGATCTAAAGCATTTTGATTTAAAACTCTATCGCCGCTATTATAGATGTGTGTCCATAAATCAATAATTTCATTGACGCACTTTCGGCCACAAGGATCATCTCCACATTCTCGTGAAAGAGTATTTGAAAATTCTGGATCTAATTTTCCAGTAAGATAATTTAATGCTGTCCTACAGCCTTGAGTTTTATAGTCTAAACCTGTGGGTATTTCAGTTCGGTTTATAGGTAAATAACTATCGTTTGGATTTCCCTGAAATGACATACTAATCCTCTTTCTTCGGAGTTGCCTTATTATGTATGATACGATAAATTCTCACATTTATTGTATTTTAAAATACCTTATTTTAAAATCACATATCATCGAAAGGATTACTTTCATCAAAATTAAGAATACTATTGGCTTCTGATTGAATTTGTAGATTGTTTGCAATGTCTAATATACCTAATCTTTCTCTACTTGTAATTGGAGATATTTTTGCATATATGGAGTTATCAGATTTTGTTAGATAGGATGGTGTTTGATTTGAGCCAAACAACCACTTACCAGAAACATCGGTAACAGAAAGTTTGTTCGGAGAGCGGTTATTGTCGATTGCTTGAATTTTCGCCCGTGCAGTTTCCCCCGAAGTTCCTCCTGTAGTCGAGCCGTTCTGGAACTGATATACAAAGTCGCCTTTTCTGAAAGATCCTGTTCCATAGGTGGTCTCCAATCCTATGTCTAATTTGTATCCGGTCTCTTCATTAATTACATCTATTTGTTCCACACCAGTATTAAATTCTTCTTCGCTATATTGGAACAATTCACAAGTTAATTGATACGAAAACAGTTTTCCAAGTTGATAAAATGGATTTTCATGCTCCACAAATTTTATCTCAAACAACCCACGATTCAATGGAAGAAATAGCAAATCTCCTTCTAATGGTCTACCTTTACCGGTTTCTCTAATAAATCTTTTCTTGGAAACTGTAAATTTTACGCTATCTCTAATCTCAAATCCAAATTTTGTAAATGTATCTCCACCCTCAAAAGCCTGAGTGGTATCCATATACATCTCTATCATTGAGAATGAATTGAATCTTGAATACTTAGACTCGCCAAAAATATCATCTCTAACAACCAATTCCCTTGGAATGTAGTACATCTCCAATCCGTGAATTTTTATCGCCTCAACAGTTAAATCCTCAACCAAATTTTGCTCTGGTTTATAGGTGTGATTATGGAGTCTAATGTATGGATTTAATGTCATTGATTATCCCATCATAAAGTCTACTGGCAATTCATACTTAGAAACAATGTCTTTCTCAAGTGCTTCTATTTCTGTATTTGCTTCTTGAACAATTTCTGTTCCTCTAAGTGTAATATCACCGGGCAACTTTACTCCGCTATATTTACTAAGATTGACTCCCCATTGTTTCTTTAAAAGAGCAGTAGCATATCTTTTCAATAATCTATCTTCATAAACTTCAGGATAAAGTCTAGGATCCAAAATCCTGTAGCATTCTATGATCAGATACATTCCAGGAGTAACATTTTGCGACCAATTCATGTCTATGTACAATTTATTTTGCACTCTACTAAATCTTACACTTTTATCCGGAGACAAATACTGTCGAAGCATGGACAGGTACTGCTGTGTTAAATCATATTGAACTAAATCTATTGTTCCAAATGTATACAAATCATTTAGAGCATACTGATATCTAATATCAAACATTCCAACTGATTGTTGTGTAAATGGAAAAACTCTAACCACGCTTGTGATTATATTTTCCAATAAAACATCATCTTCATTTGTGGCGGGGTCTACTGTGTTGATTGCGTCATCATCTGAAAATCCGCCACCAAGAGATTTTCTATTCGTGGACTTCATTTCGATGTAGCCACGATCAATATCAATTTGATTAATTTGATACTTTAAATAAACCTTTTCAACACCGTCAAAATGATACTCAGAGAAAAATCGTAAAGCATCATCTAAACGATCTTCAATCTGCTCTTCCGCCAGATTTATTTCGATTACGGGTGCGCCGAGTAACCTTAGGCAATACTCCTTCAGTTTCTCCCGAGAGTTTACTATTGGCATCAGAATTCTCCTTCACAGGGTATTTATTCTTTACCAAAATCCTCTTCTCCTGAATTTCTTTTATTTTAGATTCAGTATGACTTTTCTTTTCAACTAAATGCTCCCAAAGAGCAACAATAAGTTCCGAGATATTTGGGAACTCATTTTCTCTGCAAAATTTAGGATCTTTGATCGAATCAACCTCAAGATTTATTTCAGAGTCTTCTTTAGATATCAAAGACATCAAAATATCAAAATCTTTCTTCCTCTGAATATACCTATCACCATCTGACCACGGTCCACTAATATTTGTTATCTTTCCCTTTGTTCGAACCATCAATTGAACACCATCATAAATTAAAACCTCAAGTCCATTTTGAGGATTATAATTTGGTTCAAGAACCTTAAAAGTCTCTATTGGTATTTTAAGATCATCGATATAAACTGTATTTCCTATTTGTTTAAATGTTGACATGTTAAATCAAGGTAGTGTTGTGTTGTATTGTGTTTTATCTACAATTAATAAATTAGGCTGATTTATTTGCTTTGGGTTTTTAAATTTCACATCAGAATCTTTATAAATTGCAGATCTTTTTAGAATGATATTATCAGCGTTTGTATTAATATCTTTACTAATAAGAGAAACATCCGTTGATGCTAAACCCAAAATTGGAACATCACCCTTATTGTTTGTATTTGAATCTATAAATGTCAAATTACTATTCATTACGAACATCGAATAATTATTTGATGGTAGTGAATTTATTGAAGCCGATGCTCCAATTGGAATGTATTCCCCACCCATAAATCTTATTGGGTGATCACTAACCAAAGATCCAACAATAACAGATGGAGAATTAAGTGCAACTAAAGATGGACTGCCCCGAACAATCGCCGCTGTGTCAAACAAATCATCGACTCTAATTCTTGAACCACTGGACACAATAGCATGACCATTTCTAGAGAGAATAGTTTTGCTCTTTATTTCCGCATCGGAGTTGACAAGGCTAACACCAAATTCATTTCGATTAATTTTCGCTCCCTTAATTTTAACTTTAGAGTTATCAGCAGCAATAGCATTATAGTTTGCCCCGAAAATTCCGCCGTCAACAACTAATCTCCCACCATAACTATGAATTCCACAGGGGAATCCATATATTGCACTGTTGTACATATAAACATCGCCCATGGATTGTACACCAACACAATTACTTGAAACTCTAGGCTCTGCTGCTGTAGTTATTCCACTAGAAGCAGTCGAATCCATAACAATCACAATCGGATTCAAATTATATGCTCTTGCACCACCTCCGATATGTACTTGTGTTCCTTGATCAGCGACAATAAATCCATTCGGATTTCTAACTCTAAATATTGTTGTGTAAATTGTCATTGCAGACAATCCAACTGATGATCCAGAGAATGTTGCTCCATAAGGAATACCACTCGGAACTCCTGCTGTGGCGGTAATCTGAACATTTGGAATTTCTAGAATAAAACTTGCAGGACCAGACCAACCATTTGAGATGCATGGGTATACACCAATCATTGATGTCAGGAAACCAAATGTTCCTCCAGATGCACCCGAATGTCCACCAACAAATGGATTCCCCCCTGAATAACCAAGTGGAACAGTGTTTGTAAACGACAATTGTTCTGCACCAATTCCTGCAAAATTTCCAGTTTTAACTATCGGTTCAATGTATCCAGTTTCACTTCCAAGACACTTAAGTAAAAACCTATTTGATGCAGTTACACCTAAATCATATGCTGGCGCAACTTGAACAGTCGATATAGGTACATTCTGTATAGATCCATTTGCACCACCTATAGCAATTTTTTTATTACCCCGTATTGAGAATGCTCTATCAAGTACATATTCTCCAGGAGAAAATATAAAGTTTGTTTGTTCATCGATAGAATACTGTTTCTCAGACACATATAAAGTATAAGTTTCTTTAATATCTCTTGATTTAAATTCTGACGGTTGTAAAAACGAAGATCTGTAATTTGTTCTCAACTCTCCGAAATATGTTGGATCTTTAGGGTTAAAATCATTAATATGGGCAACATCATTTAAAAAGTTAGCAAACAAAGTGTTATTATTTTTAACAACAGATTTAAAATATGAGAAGTCAGTTGGTTGAGTCAGCCTTGTGGAGAGATAATTGTTTGTAATCCAAGTTGTGGGTGCAATACTACCATCGTAAATTGTTTTATCGCCAATGTAAAGATTGGTCTCTTCAGATTGAAAATTTGAAACACATGTGCAAGGCTTTCCTGGTTCTCCTGCTTGTCCTGCTGGTCCCTGTTGTCCATCTGGTCCTGCTGGTCCTGCTGGTCCTTCTGGTCCCGCTTGTCCATTATTACCAGTATTTCCAGTATTTCCTTGCAATCCCTGTGGTCCGATTGGACCAGTCGGTCCGGGTAGACACTCGTCTATCAAAACTCCTTCTGCATTTTTCCATCTAACAATCCAATTACAGGAAACATAAGGATTCATCAATTGAAAAGATAGATTATTTCCTGTGTTTTCTGTAACTGCATTGTTAGAAAACCATCCGTTGGCTTGAGCCGGTGATGTTCCATTATTAAGATAATAAGAACCGCTTGATGCTGGTGAATTTCTAACTTTGATTTCGTGGCTATGTGCTGGAAGTTCATCTACAGTTAACAAATGAGATTGTGATCCAGCAAAATCCCCTCTACCATAGTTAGTAGATGTTAATCCCGTGCTTGAACCAACTCCAAAAATTGTTCTTGCTCGTAAATCGGGCAAGAAGAAAAAATCACTTGTCACACCATTAACTTCATCATGTGCAAGAGACTGAACTGTAAAAACAGATGCCACCCCTCCCGATACACCAGTGAAAAAATTACTATGTGGTACGGTATTCAAATATGGGTGATCACAAATAAATCTGAAAGTTGCTGTTTTATTAGCAGAATTCACTCCTGAAACATTAACGACGGCAACTTCAGTATCATCATTCCAAAGAAGTTTATAGTATGTGTTTGTAATTAAGTTATGAACACTACTACTTCCAACTCCCGAAGCAGGAGCACCTGTCAATGATCCTGGAAATAAAATTGTAATATCTGATCCAAAAGACATACCAACATCTTGCACATATTGCTCTATTCCATTGATCCTAAATGCATCACCCAATCTTGCATATAAAGCCGGATGATTCTCCTTTGAAATTGCATCCCCGACACAGAGATACCAATTCTGCGGAACATCATCAGCAGCACCGCAGTATGGAACTACTGTACCAACTGGACTGAATAGTGTTGATCCTTGGGATGGTCTAGGGAGACTGTTTATAACAATCCCCTTCTTTTGAGCAGTAGCAACAAAAATAGGATGATATATTATAGTTTGATCTGCTGGTGAGTCGGGACTGATATAACCAGTTAAAGAATCTGATGCTGAAAGATAATAAACATACCCATTGGTCAGTCCAGTGTTACCATCGTCAACGGAAACGACCGAAGAACCGAAGTCTATTTCACCTTGATACACAATAACGAATGTGTTTTCAGCAACACTCTCAACAATACCAACTGTATTAGACCCCAATAAAGTCTGTGATGTCGCCCTTACGAATAATCCAGTATTACTGTCCCTACGAACGACCATTCCAGGCTCAAACCCGTGTGCCGTCTGTGAGATAGTATTACGAATTGAGCGACCATCACCCGCTCCACCGCCGCTACGAATAGTTAGTGCGCTATATGCCATCTAATTAGTCCTTTGTTACTCGACTATTTAGACAACAAATATGTCGAAATTTTTGCTCACCTATTCTGTTGCTCATTAAGTAAAGATTCTGTGGCAAACTTGAGATTTGCTTCAATTCTCTCTTTTTGATCGGAGGGAAATTTGTTATCATTAAGCAACTGAATAGAGGCTAGACGAGATTCACGATAATTCTCAGTCCAATACGAGGAAATTGCAAACTCATCCAGGATAGCCCAATCGTAAATTGATTGTCCTACAAACAAAGCCCCCTCAGGGTATCTGATCTTAAGTGCTTGTTTTGCAAACCGATATGCCTGATCCCATCGACAATAGTTGCGACATAGTCTTGCAGCAGCCCATAGGCTTTCTGCTCTCCAGGGAGCCACCTGATATGCCTGAAAATACATACGAATAATCTCATCAAATTCTTTCTTAAGAACTTCCATGAGTCTTCCCGCTTGATAGTATGAATAAAACACCTCTTCGTTCCATCCACCAAGTTCTGCTCTTTTCAGATAAGCGTCAAGTGACTTTTCCCATTGCTGCGAGTCACGGTATGACTGTGCAAGATAGAAATGATATCTATTAAAATCCTTTTCTTCTACTTTACCCGATTTAAGTGCATCTTCAAAAACAATAGCATCCTTTGCATATTTGTCGGGAGACTTAGATCGATTGCCATCTTGGATCGGGGTATTGATAAACCCCCGAACAAAATCTCTTGCTCCGATTTCATCAAGGCAGTCAACATACTCATGTAGTACTCCACGATAATAAAATCGTTTATGATTGCTCGTAAGTTGAGGACGATGATACTTTGTTTGACCGTAAATTGCAAATACATTGTAAAGATCGGCAGTCAAAGACTTCTTGAATTGAACAGGATCAAATCCTGGATCAAGTACAAGAATTTCATCTGCATCAATCATCAAAGAATAATCATATACAGTACTCTGTGCAAGTTCCAGTGCTTTACTTCGATTTGTTCCAAAGTCTACCCAAGGGATTTCATGCAATTCGCCAGGAATACCATTCCTGTCAAAGAAGTCTTTAATTTTTTGTTGTGTGCCATCAGTTGATCCTGTATCGACAATGACCCAATAATCGACTAAAGGCGCAACTGAAGAAAGACATCTCTCTATCACATGAGATTCGTCTTTAACAATCATACACAGCGTAATTGTATTTGTTTTTTTGCTTTGAACAATTTCGCCAGTCGAATCATTTAAATCCACAGTGTCAATAGTTGCACTTTCCATACTTAATCTCCATATTGAATTAATTACAATGGTCTTTGATATTTAGTGTGTCTGAATTATGATGTTAAAATATTTGACAAAAATTCGCCGTTTTTTTATTATGCATTCGTACAAGAATTTATGCAATTTTGAATTTTACGAATTAAGTCTTTAAGTTTATTCTTCTTATCATTATGTTGATTCGGGTGATTGTTTTCTAAGTAATTTGATATACACTCAATCCAATCTAATAAGGCTATTAAGTATGTTGCAGATAAATACTTACAATTACTTGATACTTCAGATGGACTGACTGGATATCCACCAGGAGTGAGTATAGGGTTGCCTTCTTCATCGAATGTGCCTCTATTTGGTTTAGGCGGAATAGTTGGTCCATCTCCACAAGATTCTCGCAATGAATCTAAATCTATTGGATCTATAGTATCAATTTCTATAGTAAATCCGCTGAATCCGCTGTTAGTATCAGCACTCAAAAATTCTAAAATTCCTCTGCTACTACCAAAGGCAGGTATACAATGTGACTCATTCCAATTTGGTTCGCAAGGCGGGTCCGTGGTGTGTGGTTGACATTCTGGTATTAGATCGTACACACAATCACAACACATTCTTTCTTGAGGATTTATTGCTATTACATAATCGGGATTCAGCCAATCACCACATGCATTTCCAAATTGTTCGATTGGAATTTCCCCAAACCCTTCCAAATCAACAGGTATTTCAGGGTAACCCGGCAGAGGTACACGCCTTATCGGATCAGGGATTCCAGGAGCAGTGCCGTGTCCTGTTTTGCCTATTATAAGACAATTCCTGAATATATCGCTCCAAGATTCTGGTTTTGATTCTGGAGATGTTTCCTGCGTAGCATCACCGTAATTTGGATACCCATGAGGCTCTTGACCGTATGGACTTATTATATCTTCCCATCCTTCCGGATGGGGAC